AGTTAGTAATGTACGGGGTTACTAACCATGGCTGCTAATTACGAGGATGTGCTCGCGCAATTGACCTGTTTTGGGCTACAGGTAAATCGTCTGGATGTCGGGCGGATGGTTCGTTGCCGTATTGAAGGCGATCGTGAAAAACGTGGCTGGTACATCATTCATGAGGTCACGCTGTCAGGCGGTGATACCGTTCTGGTCGGCTCTTATGGAATTTGGCAGGGCGCTGAATCCAATGCACAAAAAATTGAGCTTGCCAAAATTGAATTAAGCGATGATCAGAAAGCCGTTATCAAGCAGCGCATTGCTGATGATAAAAAACGCGCTGACCGGGAACAAAAGAAACGCGCGGAACAATCGGCATTGCGTGCAGATAAAGCCTGGCGTAATTTGCAGACTGACGGTGACTGCGATTACCTGCACCGCAAAGGCATAGCGGCGCACGGCGTAAGATTTACCTCAAAAGGCGCTTTGGCTGTGCCGATGCTGGATACCTCCGGGCGCATTCATGGCCTGCAATTCATACTCGATAAATCCAAACAAAAAGAACTGATCGAAAAGCACAATGGCCGCGACAAACAATTCTGGCCAGCGGGTGTTGTCAAGAAAGCGCATTTCCATTTGATTGGATCCCCGGCCAATTTACTGCTGGTTGCAGAAGGCTACGCAACGGCGTCCAGTCTGCATGAAGCAACCGGCTTCCCGGTAGCAGTCGCCTTTGATGCTGGCAACCTGCAAAGCGTTGTCCAGGCATTAAAGAAGCGCTATCCCCATGCCAATATTTTAGTTTGTGCCGATGATGATGCATTTAGCGCCTGCAAGCATTGTCAACAACCAGTAAATATTAACCTGTCTGCTACCTGTCCGCACTGCAACGAGCCGCACGGCAAGCGTAATGCCGGTGCTGAATATGCAGAACTGGCGGCGCTCGCTGTCAATGGCCGCGTCATAGCGCCGCGTTTTGCCGATCCTGCCGCACGTTTTGACCATTACTGCCGCAACCAAGGCAAGCTCACCGATTTTAACGACCTGCATTTGACCGACGGGTTACACACGGTAAGGATTCAAGTAGAAAGCGCCTTGCTCCAGTTCGGGTGGCTGGCTACCGCCAAAGCGCGGGACGAAACGCAGCAGGGGGGCGGGGAAAGCGCTAATTTAAAACCTATCGATACCACCGACGAATTGCTGGAACGTTTCAGCCTGGTCTATGGCAAAGGTGGCACGCTGTTTGATCATCATGAGCATGTGCTGGTTACGCTCTCGGATATGCGGGACGCTTGCCAGTCGCGGGAAATACACAGGCGCTGGTCAGAGTCACCGCAACGCCGCATCGTCCGCCCTGAAAATGTCGGCTTTGATCCGGCCGGTGAAGACAAAAACATCACCTGTAATCTATGGGCGGGCTGGCCGACTGAAGCCAAAGCGGGAAAGTGTGATGCGCTGCTAGGTCTGCTTTATCACATGTGCAGCGATGAGCATAACTCGATGGATTTGGCGCAATGGGTTATCAAATGGCTGGCCTATCCACTCCAGAATCCCGGCGCAAAAATGCGCACGACCTTGGTTTTGCACGGTCCACAAGGAACCGGAAAAAACCTGTTCTTTGAGGCGATCATGGATATGTACGGCTGCTATGGCCGCATCATCGACCAGTCCGCCATTGAAGATAAGTTCAACGACTGGGCCAGCCGCAAACTGTTTTTAATCGCCGATGAAGTTGTGGCTCGCTCTGATCTTTACCACGTCAAAAACAAACTGAAAGCCTTTATCACTGGCGAATGGATACGGGTCAACCCCAAGAACATGGCGGCATACGAAGAACGCAACCACGTTAACCTGGTGTTTTTGTCGAATGAACGGATGCCGGTGGTGATCGAAGAAGATGACCGGCGGCATTGCGTGATCTGGACGCCGCCTAAAAAAGAGGCGGACTACTATAAGACTGTCTCGGAAGAGATAAAAAACGGCGGTATAGCTGCGCTGCATGACTGGCTGCTTAATATTGATCTGGGCGATTTCAACGAACACGCCAAGCCGCCAATGACCAATGCCAAACAGGAACTGCTTAACCTCGGCAAGGATTCCATTTTGCGCTTCTACGATGACTGGATAGGCGGCGAAATTGATGGCGTCCCCAACATGCCGGTATTGTCCGATGACATTTACGATCTGTACAAGCATTGGTGCGGCCGTCAAGGCGTCAAGGCCTCGCCGATGAACAAGGCCATTGACCATATCGCCAAACGCCCGGGCATGCGCAAGGAGCGCAAGCGTTACCTGAACGGCACCAAGCCCAGCAACCCCAAGTTTTTTGTATACCCGCCCCAATGTCTTGAAATGAATCCAGGCAACAGTGAAACCGGCTGGCTGGGACAGTGTGTCGAGGATTTCAGGATCGCTGTCAAAGAATACAAAGGCGGCGCTTATGATTGATTGTTGCTTAAAACAAACAAAAGCTGTGCAGGGTGTGCAGGGTGTGCAGGGTCAAATTTTCCCTACCCTGCACAGCTGCAAGCCACGCGCGGCGCTGGTTTGCGCGGTGTTGTGCAGGGTGTGCAGGGTGAACCTACGTGCCTGTGCGCGAGCGATTTACAAAACCATTCTCTCTATAAATATCACGTCTCGCGTGTATATGTACCCTGCACACCCTGCACACCCTGCACAGGCCACGTTATGCGTAGCTTGCAGCTGTGCATGGTACAAACGCGCACCCTGCACACCCTGCACTACTCTTTTTTTATTAAAAAATATGAAGAAGTTAATTTGTGGAAAAGAAAATATAGAAAGCTTTAGGGGCGAATTAAAGGCTGCTACGCCCGTTTTTTATTCACTGGCAAAGGAACTCTACACCTCCGGCATGATTTCAGGATTACGCGGCGCTACGCTTGAATTTATGCCATTTACTGAACCCGCCCTTGTCGATGATCAACAAGAACGGCAAGAACAAAGAACCTGTGAAGATTGCGGGCAGTGGCAACGCGATAACGTCGGCGATGGCGCCGGCATAGGCTTGTGCCTGTTAAACATCAATCCCAAGCAAGTTAAATGGCCGGGCATTGCGGCCTGCCACAAAATAGAGGCGATAGCATGAGCCTGATGAGTCAAGCCGAATTCGCCAAACACATCGGCAGGACATCGGGCTATATAACCCAGTTGAAAGATGCTGGCCGGATCGTGATGCAAGGCCGCATGGTGGATGTTGAAGCATCCATCAGTCTGATGAACGAAACCCAAGACCCAAGCAAGGCAGGCGTAGCCGAACGCCACGAACAGGCACGCGAACAACGCGCCCTGAGCGTAGCCGAAGGGAAGCAACCCGGCACTTCGGCTCCGCTCAGGGCAAGCGCAGCAATGGACGACACGGCTGGCAATGCGGGCAGCTCTTACCAGCAGTCGCGGGCGATGAAGGAAAAATATAACGCCCTACAGGCCCAAATAGCCTACGAAAAAGAAGTGGGGCTGTTGCTGGTAGCTAATGAAGCCCGTGCCGCCGTGGCCGACGGTGACGCGATCATCCGTAACCGTCTGGAATCCCTGCCCGATATGCTTGCTCCGCAACTGGCTGCCGAAAGCGATGAGCAGAAAATACGCACGCTGCTAATGGATCAGGTTGAACAGCTGCTTGGGGAATTGTCCCGCACTTTTCACGGCATGATTAAGTCATGAGCGCCTTGACTGTCATCGAGCAAAGTAGCAGCGCGTACAGCAATGCCGCACCCATCATCCACGCCACCCGCGCGAAAGCCTTCGCCCCGCGCAAGACATTGACCGTGTCCGAATGGGCCGATGCCGAGCGCCGGTTGTCGAAGAAGGGCAGCACCGAGCCGGGGCCATGGCGGACAGACAGAAATCCGCCGTTGCGTGAACCGATGGATTGCTTGTCTGCCCGATCAACGGTGCATGATGTGGTATTGATGTTCCCGATCCAGATGGGCAAAACCGAAGTGGCATTAAATGCGCTCGGTTACATCATGGATCACACACAGGGCCCGGTCATGGTTTGTCTGCCCGGTGAAGTCTCACAAAGCAAATGGATCAACCAGAAGCTTAATCCGATGCTGGAAGAAACGCCCGCGGTACAACGGACATTAACCAGCACCAATAGCCGCAATTCCAGCAATACCAAAGAGTTCAAGGACTTCATCGGCGGCCAGCTCTACATCGAGCACGCGGGCAGTCCGGCACGGCTTAAATCAACGACGGTTAAATACCTGATCGTGGACGAGCTGACCGAGTTCGCCGGAAACCTGCAAACCGGTGATGATCCGCTGATGATGCTGGAAGACCGCACATCGGCATTCCCGGCAACCTACAAGCGCCTATACATTTCCAGCCCTGGCATAAAAGGCATTTGCCGCACGCACGAGCTTTACGAAAAGTCTGACCAGCGCAAGTTCTTCATGCCCTGCCCGCATTGCGGAGATAACATCGTTTTTGAATGGTCTGGATTGCACTGGACACAAGGCGGACGTGATGTGCGGTATGTTTGCCCGGAATGCGCCTGTGAGATTGAAGAGCATTACAAAACCGATATGATCAAGAAAGGCCGCTGGATTGCGACAAATCCGGGGCCAGCATTACGCGGTTATCACATCAACGCGCTGTATTATCAAATCGGCCTGGGGCCGCGCTGGGCGGTTCTGGTTGATATGTGGTTACAGGCTTATAACGACCCGTCACGGTTGAAAACCTTTCTGAACAGCCGCCTGGCTGAGGCATGGGAAGACCCGTCCATGCGGCAGGTAAAACTTAACGTGATTGCCGACCGCGCCGAACCTTACCGCTTGCGGGTAGCTCCCATAGGTGTCGCGGCAATTACTGCCGGTGTCGATACCCAAGACAACCGCCTGGCCGTGCAAATTGTCGGCTGGGGTAAAGGCATGGCCTGTTGGGTGCTGGATTACGTAGAATTGATGGGCGACCCTGCCGATGATGCCGTTTGGGTATCGCTCACCGAGCTGTTAAACCGGCCTATCGAGCATATCAACGGCCATAAATTGCCCATTATCGCGACCGCCATTGACGCGGGCGGCCACCGCACCGAAGCCGTCAAGGATTATGTAAGACGTCGGCAAATACGCCGCCCGATGGTGATCTTTGGCGCCGTTCCCAACAATGCGCCGGTGTTGTCCAAGGCCAAGGCTCAGGATGTTAACTGGCGCGGCCGTATCGACAAGCGCGGCGTGCATATCCATCACGTTGGCACCGTGGCAGTCAAAAACGTATTGTTCGGACGTCTGGCAACCGATGGCGACAAAGCCAATGATGCCCGCTTGGTGCATATCTCAGAAGATTTGCCGCAAGAATATTTTACCGGGATCGTCTCGGAAACCTACGACCCGCGGACAAACCGTTTCGTGAAAAAGCGCGGCGCCAGAAACGAGCCGCTGGATACATTTGTTTATGCCTACGCCGCCGCCCACAATCCAGAATTGCGGCTACATTTGCACACACAAGCAAAATGGGCAGAACTTTTGGAACAGTATGCAAAACCGCTGGACGCACAAAGCCGTCTGGCGCAAACCGAAGAAGCAACCAGCATTTCAACCGGAATAGACCTATCAGGATGGGGCCGCAAATGACCGACATTATTACCAGCATCATTGAAACATTCAAAGAGCATGTATCGACGATCACCCCGGAGCTAGCCAAAGACATCGAGGGCGTTATCCGCAAGCAATGGGGCGGCGAACAGGCCTATATTGCCAAGCGCCTAGCCATCGTAGACAGCAAAAAACAAACCATCAATAACGAATTGCGGGCGGGTTACAGCATTATGCAGATTGAGCATAAGCACGGCATCCCGCGCCGCACTATTTACCGACTCATTAACCACAAACAGAGGGCATAACCATGGCAGGATTAACACTGGCAGACGCTGAAGCAAGATTGGCCGGATGGCTGTCTGCCGATGCTGAGCTGCAAACCGGACAAACCGTAAAATTCAATGACCGCTTGTTGACCCGCGCCGATGCGCTGGAAGTGCGCAACAACATCGATTACTGGCAAAAGAAATGCCAGGAACTGGAAGCCTCGAAATCGGGGCGCGGCCGGTCGCGCACCGTATCACCCAACTGGTAAGGTCATGAACAAGCCCATAAAATTTCCCGTCAACAATGCCACTATCGACCTGATCAAGCATGCCGAATCTTTACACGATGGCGATTTGTCAAAGATAGGCCTGCAACCCAAACGCTGCCCGGCCGGAATTTGGACGTATGGCTACGGGCATGCGTTATTTGACAACAGCGGGCAATTATTGAGCAGGCAAAGCGATAAGGAAGAGGCTTACCGGCAGGCCGCCCGTCTTGAAGAATCAGGGGCAGTGGTCTTGCTAGCGCAGGACTTGGAAAAATATGCGTCATCGGTAAAAGGCCTGCTAAAGGTTTCGGTTTTAGAAAACAAATTGGGGGCTATGGTATCCCTGGCCTACAACATCGGCATCAATGCCTTTAAAACATCAACCGTTTTAAAGCGGGTTAATCAGCGTGATTTCGATAGCGCTGCCAATGCGTTCCTGCTCTGGAACAAAGGCCGGGACAGGAATGAAAAACTAATAGTCATGGCAGGATTAACAAACCGGCGCAATGCAGAAAAGGCGCTTTTTTTACAAAACTAAATAACCGGAAATCACAATGAGAAAAACCCTGTCAGACAAAATAACCGAATATTTCAGTCCGCAAACAGCCGTTAGGCGCTACAAGGCTAGGGCGATGATTGGCGCTTATGAGCAAGGCGGCTATAACGGCGCATCGCGCACCCGGGCGGCCGTAGGCAATTACAACCCGGTCAGCGGCGACGTCAATGACGATACGATCAGCGACTTGCCAACATTACGGGCAAGGACCCGCGACCTGGTGCGCAATACGCCAATCGCAGGGGGCGCAGTCAATACGATGGTGACGTATGTGGTCGGCACCGGCTTAACGCTGCGTGCCGCCATCGATGGCAGCAAGCTGGGCTTGGCCAGCGGTGAGGGCGGGGTCTGGCAGGATGAAGTGAATGCGCGTTTTTCTGCCTGGGCAGAATCTACCGATTGCGATGCGGCGCGGGGGCTTAATTTTTATGGCATCCAGGCGCTGGCTTTCCGTTCCATGCTGGAATCCGGCGACGTGTTTGCCTTGTTGTCACAAGTGGATCGGGGCGGGAGGTTACACCCGGTTGTGCAGTTGATAGAAGCAGACCGTGTTTGCAACAAGGACAGTGTTAGAGATACCAATGATCTGATAGCAGGCGTTGAAATTGACAGCATGGGCGCACCGGTGGCCTACTACATTTGCAACCAGCATCCGACGCAGTGGAAGCCCGGCATTAAGAAGAGCTGGACACGAGTGGAAGCCTTTGGGGCGCAAACCGGGCGCCGCAATGTGATCCATTTGCTTGAACGCCGCCGCCCAGGGCAGGTACGCGGCGTGCCTATACTGTCGCCGGTGATTGAGCCGCTCAAGCAGCTGGCACGCTATACCGAAGCCGAATTGCAGGCCGCCGTCGTGTCCGGAGCATTCGCCGTGTTTTTGAAGATGGACCCGAATGCCTTCTCTGACCTGTTCGACGACAACGGCAAGAAACAATACATGGATTCAGCCAGCAAATGGAAGGGTGACTATCCGTCAAGCATGGAAGGCCCGGGCAAAGCGGTTAACCTTTTGCCTGGTGAAGAAATCGTTGAATCAAACCCGGGGCGGCCTAACAGCGAATTTGACCCGTTTGTGCAGGCAATTTTACGGCAAATCGGTTGTGAATTGGGCTTGCCATTTGAGGTGCTGATCAAGCATTTTACCAGCAGTTACAGCGCCGCCCGCGCAGCCTTGCTGGATGCGTGGCGGGTATTTAGGGTACGCCGTGAAATGTTGAGCGCGTATTTTTGCCAGCCGATTTATGAAGACTGGCTGGCGCGTGAAATTGCCGCTGGAAACATTGTCGCCCGTGGCTTTTTTGAAGACCCATTGATCCGGCATTACTGGTGCCAATCTGACTGGATCGGCGACGGCCCCGGCAGCATAGACCCGTCAAAAGAAGCCGATGCCGCGCAAAAACGGATAGACATAGGTATCTCCACGATTGCCGCCGAATCCATATTGCATGATGGCGGCGATTGGTGGGCAAAGCACAAGCAGCGTGCGAATGAGCGGCGTATGCGCGTGGGCGCAAATCTTGAACCGGAGCAATTGCCGGTCGCCCGTCCCTGATAACATCAGGATTCGTTATGTTCAACTGGCCTGATTTATGGTTTCCCGCCATCAATCTTTGGACTGTTCCAAAACAAAACCCACACAAAAACAAACCGATGAATAATTGCAGAGAAGCGATAGACGATGACCTTGATTATTTTTATGATCATGCCGAAAAAGTAGGCAAGCGTACAACTGAAAAGCAGGAAGAGCAGTTTTGCAGCAGGGTGCTTTATCTGACCAGAGCTGAAAAAGTCAGTGACATTGAGGCGAGGCGCGTAGCCTTTACGGAGATGTTCGGATGAGTAATATCAAAATGAAACTGCATTATAACCACGCTCTGGTTGAGCGTTTTATTAGGCTTTGGAGTAACAATAAAAATGAGTTTAATACAAGATATAACTAAGCTTGAAAAAGATATTGCTCAAATGAAAGTAAAAATCACCCGGCAACAAATGATTTATTACACAATAATTGATGGCTTGGTACTTCTGAGCCAAAAACATAGAGTTTCAAAAAATTATACAGTTTCTGACGAACTAAGGAATTTACTTACATCTGTTGGTGTTAAGATCAAACAAGGTACAGATGGATATAAATATGAAGAAATACCCAAATCCTTAATGGGAATGACTGTAAACGATCAATGGTACTTTGATGATAGCGAATAACGCAAGTTATATAACATAGTTATTGCCCAAAAAAAGTGCCATTTCTTACCTGCAAATGGCACAACTAATCCGATAATCTATAGGCTCACACAAAAACAGTGAGCCTATGTCTAACAACAAACACATCCTGACCGCCATTCAATCCGAATTGTGGGCTATCACACCTGAAGCCTTGCAGCAGGTTGTCGCCATTGCGCAAGGCTTTGGCGATCCTGAAGCGCTGGCCGCCAAGCTTGGCAAACCCCTGACCAATACCCGTACTGTTACTGTCCGTGATGGCGTCGCCGTGGTTCCAGTTATCGGGCCCATTATGCGTTATGCCAATGTGTTCACAGAAATATCCGGCGCCACATCCATTCAAATGCTGGCTACCGATCTGCAAGCTGCTGTCGATGATCCGGCTATTAAAGCCATTATCCTTGAAATCGACAGCCCGGGCGGGCAAGTCGCCGGGGTGTCAGAATTCGCCGCACAAATCCGCGCCGCCAACAGCATTAAGCCGGTTGTCGCTTATATCTCGGATACCGGCGCGTCCGCTGCTTACTGGATAGCGGCGTCTGCCGGTTCCATCGTTGCCAGCGACACAGCGCGAATTGGTTCAATCGGCGTCGTCATGCAGGCCTCAATTGAAGCCGATGCCGGTACTGTTAAATTCATCAGCAGCCAGTCACCGCTTAAGCATGCCAGCCCCGGCACTGATTCAGGCAAAACCCAATATCAAAAAACGGTTGATTCCCTCGCAGAAGTATTCATCGGCGCGGTTGCCGATTTTCGCGGCGTCTCACGGGAAACAGTCATAGCCAATTTCGGCAACGGCGGCATGCTCATCGCCGCCGATGCCATTTCCGCAGGTATGGCGGACAAACTCGGCTCTATGGAGTCGCTTATTGCTCAACTATCGAGCGGAAAAACACAAACCACTTCTAAAAAAGGAAATATCACCATGACAGACATCACCCGCGAAACCATCGCCAGTGATTACCCTGACATCGCCAAGGCATTCACCGATGACGGTTATGCGGCAGGCTTGTCGGCAGGTAAATTACTGGGCGCTGAAGCAGAGCGCGTCCGCATTCAGGCTATTGAGGCGCTGGCTATGCCGGGCCATGAGGCATTAATCGCGCAAATCAAATTTGATGGCGCAACCACAGCCGCAGAAGCCGCGCTGCAAATCATCGGCGCAGAAAAGACTAACCGCACCGTAATGGCTGAAAAGCTGGCCGCCGATACGCCCAAGCCGGTTTCCCATGCCAATGCCGCATTTAATGACGGTGGCAATGATGGCAGCGATCAGTTAACCGGATCTGAAAAATGGGAACATGAATGGAAACATTCAGCCGCCTTGCAATCCGAATTTAAAACAATAGGCGCTTATGTAGCCTACCAATCAGCGTCTGAAAAAGGCCTGGTCAAACGCTTAGGAGCTAACTAATGGCAACGGCAACTGCGGATACCCCGCGCGATTATCAACTGGCAGAGCTGGAACAATATCCCGTTATTGCCACACAGGTTATCTGGGAAGGCTGTGCGGTAGGCAGTAACGGTGCAGGCTATGCCCGCAAACTGGTTGCCGCCGACCCGTTCCTGGGGTTTGCAACGATGGTTGCAGATAACCTTTTAGGTGCGGCCGGTGACAAGCTGGTGCAGGTTAAAGCCAAAGGCCGCATCAAGCTGCCTATTGCTGGCTTGGCAATTACCAGCAGCCGTCCGGCAGTCTATGCCTCAGACGACAACACATTTACGCTTACAGCAGCAGGTAACAGCAAAATAGGCTGGGTATCTCGCTGGATTTCCACCGGCGTTGCAATCGTCGAATTTGACGCAGTGAAGGTATAACCATGGGCGCATCAACATTATCAAGCCGGTCGATTGTCGGCCAGTTCTATCATGCCCTAGAGCAGAATGAGCACATGTCATGGGTAGACCCATTGTCGATGTTGTTCCAGTCTGATCAGGAATCAGAAACCTATAAATGGCTGGGCGCATCACCGATGATGCGCGAATGGGTAGGTGGCCGTAACGCCAAAGGCCTGCGCGAAAACGGCATCACGATCGCCAACAAGAAATTTGAAGCGACGCTGGAAATACCGGCCGACTGGATGCGCCGCGATAAAACCGGGCAAATCAACGTCCGCGTTAATGAATTGGCCAGACGCGCCAATGCGCATTGGGCCAGTTTATTATCCCAATTGATCATCGCCGGAGAGTCGGCCGTTTGTTACGACGGCCAGTATTTCTTTGATACAGATCATCTCGAAGGCGACAGCGGCGTTCAGTCCAACAAAATCAACTCGGACATTCTAGTGCCAGCGGCCCCAACGGCCGGTGAAATGCAAACGGCTATTTTAACGGCAATACAGTCCATTTATGGATTCTTGGATGACCAGGGGCAGCCGTTGAATGAAGGTGCTAGCAATTTTACCGTGATGGTGCCGGTTCCCTTTCTGCAAGCAGCAGGTTCGGCGCTGGGTGCAACCGTAGTGGCACAAACCTCAAACGTCCTTCAGGCCGTCGGCTCACTGGGTGGTTTTACTGTCAATTTGGCTGTTAATCCGCGCCTTAACTGGACTACCAAGATGGCGGTTTTCCGTGCTGATGGCGACGTTGCGCCTTTCATCCGTCAGGAAGAAGCACCCATTTCCATCGCGGCAATAGCCGAAGGCTCAGAGCTGGAATTTAACACTGACCTGCATCAATACGGCATTAAGGCGTTGCGCAATGTCGGCTATGGCTACTGGCAAAAATCTTGCCTGGTCACGATGATTTAATGAGGGGTGCAGTGATGAAAATCACATTTGATACTGTGATATCTATTCCCGCCGGGGTCGCGCTCAGGTTAACGCCTGAGCAGGCCGCAGCCCGTTATTTTGCACTTGAGCCGTATGGCAAGCAAAAAGGCGTGGTGGTCGGCACTCAGGCTTTGCAGTTTAAAGCCGGTGAAACTGTGGAAATTGCCGGTGATTTGCCGAAAGGCATTTTGCCGGTTTATGACCGCTTGCAAGAAGACATGGAAATAAAGCCGGAAATCCCGGCGTCGTAATTTATTAATCAACAATAGGCAATAGAAATGTTTGAAATTCATCAAGGTTTTAAAAGAATCATCACGCCACAATATACCAAGTCAGACGGCACGCCTGGCCAAATCGAAGGCGCACCTGTTTGGGCTGTTACCCCGGCTGAAACATCAGTGCTGACTGTCGCTGAAGATGGCCTGTCTGCCGAGCTTGCATGGGCTGGCAGTGGTGATGGCGCAGTATTGACCATCACAGCCGATGGCGATCTGGGCACTGGCGTGTTTCCGGTAGTCATTACCGAAACTTTCAACTTTGTGGCTCCATTGGGCGCTGTAGCAGGTACAGTCACCGTGGGCGCTGAAGTCGCTGCCTAATGGCCATCATCCGGCAATTGCTCGATGAGCTGACCACTGCGCAAGATTTTGAATCGGTGCGTATCACGGGTTATCTGGAATTATTGTCATTTCCGGGTAATTTGCTCAGTGATTTAGCCCGCACCGAAGTCAATGAGGCTTATCAGTGGTCTCATCAGCGCCGGTCTTTGATCATGCAGGCGATAGTTTGCATTGAAGCGCTAATGGCAGATAGTTACCCGGAACGCTTGCAACAAATCGCCCCTCTGGAAGCGATTGAAGAATTCAGAAACGGCCTGGTTGCCATGCAGCTGGCTATAGCAGAATTTGAAGAAGTTGCCGCCGGATCGTTATCGGTCAGTGAAGAAATTGCAGTAAATTGAAATCAGCGCCCTACCCTGGGCGCTGTGTTTATCCTCATAGAGTCCATTAATGGACTTTTCACAAATTAAATGGATGCGATATTTATGCCTATAAAAGACCCGACAAATTGGTCTTACACAACATGGCTTCTGGCGATTAGCATGGCATCCAGTGGCGGCATTATCAATTGGATTTCACGTATTAAGCAGGGCAAAACCCGCGCATTCAATATTATTGAGCTGATAGGCGAGGTCTTTACCAGCGGCTTTGTCGGTGTCGGCGTTTTTATGGTGCTTGAGTCAATAGGCCAGCCTATTGGCCTTTGTGCAGCGGCAGCCGGGATAGGCGGCCATATGGCAACACGCTTGTTGTTTTTGATAGAAAGATTAATCGAGGGAAAATTTAAAAGAATAGAATGAAAAAGCAGATGGTTGATTCTATTGAGAATATTGAAATAATAATGTGCAATTTGTATGGATTGATTTACTCACAAAATGAACTGATCAGCCGGTTGAATTGCAAAGTAGCCAGTTCACAGAACATGTTAAATTTATTAGAAATACAAATTGCAGACCTAAAATCGAAAAAAAATAATCCTACATAATGGCCGTCTATACCTCCATACGCTCCGGTTTAACCAGCGATACCAACCCAGCAACCAATCCGTGGGGTAATGCAATATTACCCGTAGTTGGTGATAAGGTGACTATTGCAACCGGACATATTGTGACGATAGATTCTGTGGTTTATTGGGGGAATGATACGGCTACAGCGATCAGCTTGTTGGGCACATTAGAAGCCTCCCGCACAGCCTCTAGTCAATTGACTTGCAGAGGCGATTTAGTTGTTGCCGGGGTGCTTGATTATGGTACTGAGGCCGACCCCATACCTGACCCCTTTGTCGCCAAACTTATCATAAATGACTCAGCCACGCCAGCCGATAATAAGTGGAGCATTCGAGTAGAGACGGCCAATAATAACTGGTCTGGTATCCGTTTTTGGGGAGCTGATAAGTTAGCAATTACCACGCTTACAACTGCTGCGCTTTCCACCGATACCGTGCTAAATGTTGGAGACACTACCAACTGGAAGATTGGCGACTATCTAGGCTTCGCACCCTCTATTGCAACCATTGGCCTGCCTACTATATACAGGGCGATAACTGCCGTTACGTCGAATACAGTTACCCTGGGCGCTAGCATAGGCACCTCTAGGCTAGCGGGCACTAAGGTCATGAATGTAACCCGCAACGTTAGGTTGTCTGGTGCCATAGGCCAAACTTGGCTAGCCAGTATGGTCATTAGCATTAATGCCTCGTATGCGACTGCTAACAGCATTGAGCTTGGCAACTTTGAGTTCTCCGTGGCAGGAGGGGGCGGTTCTGGTAATAACACCGGGGGTATTAATATATTTTTTAATGCTACTACGACCGGTTACCCCAATATCATTAAAAAAATAAAGGGTGTGGTGGCGCATTCTGTGTACAGCGTATCTGGCAGCACCATCGTGTATGCAAAAGGTGTCATTTCTACAGCCGCTGGCATGCTGCTTTTTAAGGGCAACCTCAGTTATAAGCCTGTGGTAGAAAGTTTTTATGCCTGTCTGCACGGTTCTAATAGTATTTGTTTTTCAGGCGGTTCAACTGTAGACGTGAATGCACTGTACGTCATAGCCTCCAATCGTGGGATTACTAGCCAAGGCACAGGTGGTGCCATAGACTGTAATGTTTACAGTGGTTACTTGGTAGGTGGCGTGACCCCTGTCGCGGGTAACGGCATATCCATTTCTCTACAAAACATGGAAATAGATGGTTACGGCAGGGTTGTTAGTGAACTAACATCGTTTGGGTCGGTTACTTACAAAAACTGTACCTTTGGGGCTTTGATTGGTTTTACCTTAGCTACTGATATGTATCTCCCCAGCTACGGCTATTTAGCCCCAGCCCTAATTGATACTCCCATTATGGGTTCTGGGCTCTCTGTCAGTATGACTTCTGTTAATTATAAGAATCAGCATTCAGCTAATAGCTTGGTTATAAAGAACAAAAATAATGACCCTCAAAACTACGAAAAATACGTTAAAGGCGGAAGATCGTTCAGGCAGAATGCTGTTAATTATAGATCGCAATACGCCATGCAGTTCGACTGTATTAATTCTGCACAAGCGATCACAGAAACTACTCTTGTGCCTGTTTCGTCTGGCGCTACCATTACGTTAAAAGGATTCGTCAGGTTTAATGCTGCATTCGGCATAGTTACACCGCCAACTGTAGGAGTTTCTGGCCTAGGCATTACCCAACAAGTATTTACATGTCCGGCGGTTGCGGATACCTGGCATCCATACACATTCACGATCACAAATCCGCAAAGTTATTCCGGCAACATTACCGTTTCTTTTTCTGCACAAACTGCCAGTGCAGGTGTTTCCTCAAGATGCTGGTTTGATGGCTTGATTACTGATCCGTGGGTAACTGACGCAAGACACTATGGCTTTAAACTTGACCAGCCAACAGCTGTACAAGTTATTGATCCGCTCTCGGTATTAAGCGAAAGCGCCGCCAATGCCTTAACCGGCATGGCTATTGATTTTGGCACCAACACAATCACCATTACCGAAAGCATCACGTTAAGGCAGCTCTACGATTGGCTGCATGCCCAGTTATGCAGCACTGTCAATCTATCGCAACCGGAGTTATTAACCAGTGTTGACGGGGTCAATTTTACCGGCGGCTATAACCTGATTATTGATGGCGGAGCAATCACCGGCGGCGGAGCGCTATCAATGCCATTAATGACACTCAGTGTCATTAATGGCGGATCATCATCGGTAGCTATCACTCACAATGCAGGTGTTTATACCAAAATATCAGTAACGGGCTTGTTGTCTGGTTCCCGCGTACAGATTTACGATGTAACCAACAGTCTTGAATTGTATAACGCGATTGTTGCCGGTGCTTCGTTGACACTTAATAAAACTTGGACGAGTGATATTACAGTGCGCCTTCGTGTCACTTATTGCGTCGGCTTGTCCGCCAAGCTGCCAGTGCTGCAAACGGCAATATTTGGCGCTTCCGGCGCGGGCTTTTTGGTCGATCAACTGGATGATCAGGTTTACATCGGCAACAACATTGATGGCAGCAGCGTAACAGAATTTACATCTAACTTTTCTACGGTATTGGTTGAAGTTAATGACCCCGATGGCGTGACCACGGTGCAGCGGCTTTATAACTGGTATATCTATGAGCTCACAGTTGCCAACGGCATAGCCGGTTATTTTGGCGCGGCCATTGCCGAGGACTCGGCGAATTACCGGATCAACGCCAGCCTGATCAACCTTAAAATCAAGAGCGCACAAACCACGCCTATCCAGATAATCGGCGCCCGGCTTTATCGTGATGATGGCTCCAGCATATTTACTCCCGGATTAGGCCCGATACAACTTGAGCCCGGCAAGGCTTATCTTGCGGCCGGATCATCGCCTGCCGATATTTGGAATTACACGCAATGACCGCCTGGAGTCTGTTAACAGCCCATTCAACAGCGCCGGTTGGTTCCAGCGCCTGGGTGCATTTAAATAATCAAACCGGTGGAACCAGCAACATTATTGTCGGCGGCATGCGCAGTGCCTCGATGCAGCTCTCATTAGGCGCGAATAAATTACAGGCTTTATCAACCAATGCCGGGAAAGGCTTGACGGCCAACCTGATCAACAAACAGCTTACAGCAACCATAAACCTGAATCGTGAGGCGATCTTATGTCAATAATTGTCACCGGCGATGATGTGGCGCTACCGGTTACGCTTAAAAAAGATGGCGTTACCTTTGCCATTGCCTCGGGCGCAAACATACAGGCGGCGCTGGTTAGTCAGGATCGTTCGGCTTTGCTGGCGGGACCCGTCACCTGTTTAAATTCAGCGCCCGGCGCTAACTGGGCGCAATCGCTGGTCGTTGTGCAGATACCCAGTGCAGCTACAGGCGCGGTGCTTGCCTACGGCCCCGCCTTGCTTGAAATACAAGTCAATGACGGCGGCAAACTGACCTGGTTCGTCTCGGTTGAGATCGTCAAGGGGACTATTGCATGATGAATTTCGCCGATATTTTTCCCGACAACATCATGATGCAAACCTTGGGCGATGACGTGACCTATATCGCCAAAGGCGGCCAGAGTGCAGCGATCAAGGTCATCGTCAATTATGGCATTCAACAAACCTTTGCTACCGATGCCTATGTGCCTGAAAAACATGTTGTGATCGATGCCTTAAAGTCTGCTGTGCCGAATGTTGGCAAGGGTGCCCAGTTTATCCATAAAGGCGTGACGTTCGTTGTCGATGCAGTTATGCAGGATGATGGCCATGTTGTGCAATTGGCGGTGCGCAGATGGCAGGCGTAACAGTCCAATTTAACCAGCAGCAGATCGACGAGGTTTATTACCTGTTGTCGAATATCAGAAATGGTGCCGAGCGGGCTATCAGGACATCACTCAATCGCACGCTCGATGGCGCGGTGACATTGACTGCCAAGCGCATAGGCGAAACGGTGACGCTTAAATCCGGCTTGATAAAAAGTAACATCACCAAGGAGCGGGCGACGAATTACGAGCTGGGCGCGATGATGCGCATGAAAAGCCGCCGCATGCCGTTGGCTGCATTTTCGACCAACCCAAGTGCCGCCAATATGCAAACCCGCGATAACGGCAATGGCGTTTCGGTGAAGGTTTTCAAGAATAAGCCGCCGGTGCGCTTTCGTCATGCGTTTTTTGCGCAGTTGTCGAATGGTTATATTGGCCTGTTCGAGCGGCGTACAGCAAAGCGCCTGGCTATCGATGAATTAAAGGGGCCTTTTCTGGCATCTGTTTATGAGAACACGCCCGGCCTTGCCAACGAAATCGAACAAACTTCAGCAGAACGCCTGCTTAGAGAGCTTGCACACCAAACCGATTATTTATTGGGGCTGAACAATGGCTAATACCATCCGTGAAAGAATCATTGCAGCCTTCTCTGTACGCGCCCAGGCATTATCCAATTTGCCGGTAAATCGTGCCGAGCGCTCAGTTGGCGAAAGCAATGAGCGTTTTGTCTCGATCTGGGACGGAGAAGACCAGGCACAAGGGGTTCAATACGACAAACAGCGGCTGCAATTCCCGATTGCAGTCGAATGCATAGTCAAAACCATTGACCACAGCACCGAAGCGAATGCCATTATCGGTGAAATAGTGGCTTTATTCCTTGGCACCAACCGGACTTTCACCGGCTTAACGCTGAAAACAGAATTAGCCGTTGCATCACCCGGCTATCCGCAAGATGGCGGCAATTACACCACGATAACCGTTATTTTCAACATCACCTATGAAACTGTTCTTGGTGATCCTTTTACCCAAAAAACACCTTAACAGGAGCACGACCATGGCAACTGCCGAAAATGCAAAACTACAATATGAAGCAGGACAGACCGTTTACGGGATGGCTGCATTAACCAATACAGGCGATGCCAAGAATTTCGATTCAGCCGCCGCATTGTTCTCAAAAAAAGCAGGTTATGCGCCTGATGTACGACCCAATGGCTTGATCACTGGCGGCGCGGTTATACCGTCTGTTACCGTAGCGAACAACAATATCGACGTGGCCGCACTAACCTGTTACCTGGCTGGCGTTAAAACCTCCGTGTCTGCCGCCGTCAACCAGGCGTGTACACGGGCGGCAACCAACGTCAGCAAGATTAACTCGATTACCGTAACCAGTGCCGGGGCAATTGCCATTATCGCCGGTACTGATGGTGCGACTTCTGCATTGTCAGAAACCCGTGCCGTTGCAGGTGGCCCCCCATTAATTCCGGTCGGATCGATTGAAATCGCCCAGGTTCGTTATACCGGCAATACCGCAGCTGCTGTGTTGGCTGCTGAAGTATTCCAGGTGGTTGGCTTGCATCAAGAGCGCTATGACTATCCGCTGTTTGATCTGGACTACGTTAACGGCAATGTCATTTTTACCTCGGCATTGCCATTGATCCATACTGGCACGTTTCCCAAGGGCGTTTTTGCCTCTTGTGCCGCGCCAATCTTTGCTGATATTGCCTTGGCGTCTGATTTTGTCCCGGCCGAAACATCCAACAGTGTCAGCTCTACGCAGGTTTATGGCACGACGCTGGGATCCAGCTCCAATTCATTGGGTCAGGGCGCATTTACCGCTTATTTGAATGACGGAATCGGTGATTCTCTCGTCGGTCTCAAGAATGCAATTTTATGGTTCAAGTTTTTCCCTGACCGTTATAAAACGCCGTACATGCTGACCCAAGGCAAGCTGGGCATTGCCCGCACGTTCCCGGCCGGTGACAGCATCAAGGCGTCTTGCACCATCACTGCAGACAGCCAATCTGTCGAGGTCAATGTTTAATGCCATTCAATAGCCAAAAGTTTATGGCTGCGCAATTTGAGCCAAGGACGGCTCAGGTTGATATGCCTGGGTTGGTTGACTGGTTTGACGAAGGCGAACCGCCAGTTTGGGTGATTCGTGGTCAAACCGCCAATGAGGTGGCGTTGGCGATGGACGCCACCGCCAAGCATAAAAACATTGATGCCATCATCAAGGCCATTGCTGCCAATCATGACCAGATAGGCGAGCTTAAAAAAGCCATAGGCATTGAAAAAGATACGCCGGTTGAGGTGGTAAAGCGCCTTGAGCAATTGGTGCAGTGCAGCGTTGATCCGGTTATCACGCTGGATGTTGCCGTTAAACTGGGGGAAGCCCGCCCGGTTGAGTTTTATCAGCTGACCAATGAAATACTGCGGCTGACCGGCCTTGGCATGGACATAAAAAAGCCGAAAGCCTCTGGCGTAGCGACGAAGTCAGGGGCTTGATGACATTGCTCGATGTGCGCGGCGGCTATTTGTACCAGCATAAGCAAAGCCTGTTCCCTGGCGGTGAAATTACCGGCACGGAGCAGGTGCTTTGGGAGCTGTATTATCATGAAAAGAACCAGCGGACTAAGTAATGGCGGATATTCAAAGAACGGTTGAGATTATCTTTGGTGCGGTAGATAACACTGGCAGCGGAATGTCCAGTGTTGCCAGCAGCTTAAACAGCACGGTTAATGCCGCGTCGAATATTACCAAGCCATTATCCGAGGTCGCAGATTTCGCGTTAAAGGCTGAGGCGGCGGTGTTGGCGATGGGAGCGACGTTTTTAACGGTAGCTGTCAATGAAGCATCAAAGTTCGGCGAAAAGATTGAAGAAATCAATTCGCTGGTTAACGGATCGCCTGAAGACTACCAGAAATTAAAAAGCTCAATTCAGGATTTCGCCGCCAATTCAACCAGCGGATTTGACGCCATTGGTCAGGCGATGTATATCGCCACCTCAAACCTTGGCAGCACATCAAAGGCGTTAGACATTTTAACGGTTGCTGAAAAGGGTGCAATTGTTGGCGCGACCGATATTGAATCAACGACCGCGCTGCTGACTCGCACCATGAATGCTTATGGTCTGGTGACTAATGATAGTGCCACCAATACGGCCAATGCTGAGCGGGTAATGGCCGCCATGTTTGCCACCGTACAAAATGGTGACATTAACATGCAGGCGTTATCCGATAACCTTGGCAAGGTGGCATCAACAGCCAGCGCGGCCGGTGTTCCGATTGAAACAGTTGGCGCGGCGGTGGCGGCGTTGACCGGCGCCGGTATTAATGCTGATCAGTCAATGACGCTGTTAAACTCGGTGTTAAAAGAATTATTAAGCCCGTCCGATGATTTGAAAAAAGCCTTGGGCGGCGTTTCTGTTACCGCCAATGGCCTGCCTGCCGTGCTGAACGCATTAAAGCAGGCGACCGGCGGCAGTGCCGATAAAATCTATGAATTATTCAGCAGTTCAGAGGCTGCTAAGGGCGCTTTGATTCTGGTCAATGATAACGCTGGTAAGTTTGACGCCACGCTGAAAGCGATGGATGGCAGCGTTAATGCATTTAACACCAACTATAAAACCATGGTTGGCGGCGTTAAAGACTCCACGCAAATTTTGGTTAATCAAGCTACGATATTGCTGCAAAAAGTGGGTGATCCTTTACAGGATGGCTGGGCGGATATATTGGACGGCTTGTCGGCGATGATGGCAGGCTTTTCGGTATCCATTGACCAAGGCGCATTTGATGATGTCTTCAGAGCTTTCGACGGCTTTTCAGATGATATAGCCAAAACAATGCAGCAGATCGCCAAAAACCTGCCCGCTGCACTTGAAAAGGTGGATTTCTCGGGCTTGATAAAATCGCTGTCAGGCTTGGGTCTTGAGATTGGCGACCTGTTTGGGGACATCGATTTATCAACGCCCGAAGGTTTGGCAAAAGCTATCCAGTTTGTGGTTGATTCGTTTGAATCACTTAACCATGTTATTTCAGGGATTATTGATGCATGGAGGCCTGTTGTTAAGGGCTTTATTGCAGGGACAGAAGCCTTTAATGGCCTGGATGGTAGCGCAAAGAAGACCGTGGGGCAATTCCTAGGGCTTGCGCAAATATTTGAAACCCTTAAAGGTGCGGTAATATCCGGTGCAGATGCGCTAGATACGATCGGCAAGGCCATGCAGGCGATAGCTGGCATACAGGCTAGCCAACAGATAGTTGCAATCGCTACAGCGCTGGGTGGGGCAACTTTTGCAGCGGGCGCGGCAGCATTAGCGGCCGTGGGTTTTGCCATCAAAGCAAATGCCGATGCCTGGCAGGAATATAAAGCGCGTCAAGACTCGGTTGCAGATTCAACCGAGCACCTGAAAGCCAGCCAGACAGGCATTAAGGACAAGCTTGAAGAAATAAGCAAAAGCACCGGCATTGCTGTCAACAGCATGGATGAGCTGAACAAAGCCGTAGATGATGGACGCCTGGTGTTTAATGAGGCTTCTGGAGCTTATGAAAAGGCCGGTTCTGGTGTACGTGATTATGATGCTGAAGTCGCCGCTGCATCCAAAAGCGGCACTTGGTTTGCCGATGCGGTTAATGATGTCGCCAAAAGCCTAGGCGTTGCCAATGAAGCGGCTACCGATGCCGCCGGGACATTTGCCACGCTGGCAGAAGCCGAAGCCGCCGCCTTGAAGGAAATCGATAAAGGCCACACTACGTCAATCACGTTTGCTGATGGCCTTTATACGCTGCACAGTGTGCAAAAGCAGGCGGCAGAATCATCCAAAGAATTGGGCGATGCTACCAAGAATTCCGCTGAAGCCGCAAAAGTGGGCTCCAGCGCATGGAAAACTGTGCAGGATGTGTTGCTGGCCACGCAAAAACAAACCGATGACTTCACGATCAAGCTGGGTGAGCTGGCCAACAAGCGCTACGAAATCGATGTGCGCGCCAACGTAGATCTGAAGACTGCTGAAATCGTCGCGCAAACCGCCCGTATCGCTTCCGCATTTCAAGCCATATCAGAAGTTGTCGGCGCATTGTCCCCTGAGATTTCAAACCTGTGGAAACTGTTTTCTGACAAAGCCGGTTTTGTCGGCGGCAAAGAGCTTCAAGAAGCGGCCATACGCATGGAAGAGCGGCTCGATAAAGAGCTGGAACAAAAACAAAAATTGACTGATGCCATCATCGCTAAAACAAACGCCCAGGCGGACAGGTTCCGTTCTGGTGATGCCCTGATCAGCATTGATTCCGGCGATCTTGCACCCGAGCTGGATAGTTTGTTTTTAAAAGTGTTAAAGAAAGTACAAATTAAGGCGACTGAAGAGGGTTTTAATTTGTTAATGGGACTTGGAGCGGATTAATGATAGTCAGCCTATGCACGCAGTTATACAACCCGGTTGGAAATGTAATCCTTACGATAAGCGATAGCACCGAGATTGCTTTTTTATCGCGCAGGCTGTCAAGGGTAGCAACATTAGATGGCGGCGCTGTTATTGTTGACAACGGCTTCTCGCCGTCGGATGGGGCAATCAATCTGGTCATCGATGCAGGCGCTAATAGCCTGGCTGTTTATAAACTCGTTGCCGATATGATAAAGAGCTTTGGAATGGTAACGGTATCAACTGTTGACGGTGTTTTTTTAGCGGCACTGGAATCGATCACCAACAACAAAACAAGGTTGGTGATTAAATTATTGATTAAAAGCCAGTTGGCTTAACTTACAAGAGAGGATTGTTATGGCAGGTGTAACCGCCGACGAAGGCGCAAAAGTGATGGCTGATTTGGTTTATGTTGGCAGCAATGTAGATCGAGGTGCTTCATTGCAAATTGGCTTATTTACGAATAGTGTCAGCATAGGCACGCTTAAGGGGTATTTATTATCACAGATAACTGAACCAACGGGAGGCGGCTATGCAAGAAAGACGCTGGCAAATGCAAGCTGGACGCGAGCAGTTGGATTGTCTACCTACGCCTTGCAGTCTTTTGTCGCAACAGCGGGCGGGTTTACGGGGTCAATTTATGGCTATTTTATAGCCACAACTGGAACGACTCCACGGTTACTTGTTGTCGAAATTGACCCGGCCGGGCCTATTACAGTAGCAGCTGGTGATCATTATGATGTAACCCCAAGCATCTTAACCTCTTAAGTCAAAATGGCTTCTGATCCTTTTTTTGCCAATGTGCAGTTATTATGCCCTTTTGATGGGGCCGATGGCAGCACAACCATTACCGACATTAAGGGTCATGTTTTAACAGCGACGGCCCCAGCTGCTATAAGCACGCTGCAATCAAAATGGGGCGGTTCCTCTTTAAAAACCACCGTATCACCGGGGGCAGTCCAAAGCGCCCCAAGTGCCGACTATGGCATAGATGATGATGTTGATTGGTGCATTGAGTTTTGGATGTATACCCCGACCCTGCACACGGCAAAACTTTTTAGTGTGGGGAAAACCAACGGGACTAATGTTAATTATAGTCTAACCATGAGCTCATCTAGTCTGGTGGTTAGATGGGGCGGGTCTGGAGCGGGGACATTCTTTAGAACATATACAGTTATTACTGCGGGAGTCTGGCAATACTTTAAAGTGTCCATGACTAGCCGTGTTTTAAAGGTTTTTAAAGATGGGGTTCAACAAGGTTTAAACATCACTATAAACCCGGCTAGTGAGCCTTTTACGCCAAGCGCCACTGATTATGTTCTTTTTGGTAAAAGCGGCGCCAATACCAATTATTATAATGGGTATTTAGATGATTTTAGATTAACGATAGGCAATTCAAGGTCTGCTACTGACTTAGTGGTTCCCACTGAAGCGCACCCGACGGCCGGGGGTGCGCTTGGCATTATCGGAAATGTAACAACTACGCATGTCCCAAGCTCAGTGATGAGCATTGTTCGGCGCGGGATCATCGGCAATATCACAACTACACATATCCCGTCGGCGGTCATGGCCCTTGTGTCGCCATTCGTCTCCCATCTTGTTGTTGGGCTTGCCTATACCGCCATGGTGCCTTCGGCCATCATGGCTAAGGTATCAAGCTATCTTAAGTCGGGATTTGTCAATGTGCGCAATGTTCCAGCCGCTAACATGGTTTATGTCAAGAGCATCCCTGACAACTGGATCAGCAAGCAATACCAATGCTTGCTGACGGGAAGTCCTGATTTAGAGTTACCTATAAATTCTTTCAACGCTGATTTAACAGTCTCAGGTTTAAGTACGCTCAGTGTTGTAGTTCATGGCGCTACAGACATTTTAAGCAGCATTATTGCCAGATCGAATGGTGATTTGGTTTTAAGACGTAAGTACGTATATGCCAATGGCTCTATTTCATTTAAAGAATTCATGCGCATGAAATATGACACGGTAAATATAGCTACTGGGGCGCGATCTGGTACAACGACTACATTGTATGCCAGTAAGATTTTAAAGGCTGTGGCTTCCAAGGATGTGAAAATAAGTGCTGTGAGTTTTAAAAGTTTTTCAGCCGGAACGCTGAGGATACAAACGGTAATAAATGATTCTGTAAGCTTAGGCGACAGGGTTGTAGTGGATGGGTCATCTTTTATTGTTGGCAGGCTTGCTTATAATGCCAATCCTTCCAGCGAGGGATTAAGCATAGTCCAATATCGCCCGGACGGTTCAGATATTGGGGTTTCAATAGGCACTAATGCGCGATTAAAGCCATTAATTGCCTCTGTCGTTAGTTCAAGTTATCCAAATTATGGCTTATGGAAAGCTTCCGGTTATTTTTATAACGGCATACCGGTAAATAGCGAGACCGTTGGTAGGTCATTTAATCTTTATTACGATTCAAATAAATTGCTATGGTATTTAGATGGGTATCAGGGCTTGGCTAACGTCCCTGTTTATTTATCTGATGGGACTACACAAGCCACAGTAACTATTTAGGGGGCGCTATGGCCTATGATGATCTATTTAGTAAGGTTGCCATATTATGCCCGATGGATGGCGCTAATGGAGCCACCACCATACCGGAAATTAAAGGAGCCGCCTTAACCGCCATTGGCGCAGCGAAGTTAAACACGGGTGTGCTCAAATTTGGCACAGCTTGTTTAGACCTTATCACGGGTGGTTATGTTACCGGTTACGCTACTAACGCCAGCTCATGGACTGACTTCGCAATTCAATGCTGGGTATATGTGCCAACAGGTATTAGTGGGCAGATAGCCACGTTTGGCAACTATTCCCTGACCGTTCGTAGTGATAGAGCACTGCAAGTTAATGTTGGCGGTTCTTCATGGTGGGGTGCTTCGGGTCAAATATCTGAAAACACCTGGTCATTTTTAAAACTCGACATCATCTCTGGTGTTGCAAATATTAGATGCAACGGTGGCTCTGCGCTATCTAATGCAACAACAGGGGCCGCTACGGGGACAGCTGGCACACAGGTTACTATTGGCGCTGCACATGGCGGCGGCACTCCATTCAGTGGGTATATTGACGATATACGTATAACCGCCGGGGATGGCAGAACCTCTGAAAACCTTACAGTACCCAGTACCGCCTTTCCGACACAGGGAATGCCAGCGATCATAGGCAATGTAAATGTTAAATTCACGCCTAATGCCTACCATACCCCGTTAATTTATATTCTCAACGGTTATGTCAATACCATTCATAGCTTAGTATCTGAGCTGGCACATTTCACGCCTATTGGAATATTGTCCGGCATGGTAGTAAGCAGGTCTACACCGATAAGCAACATGGTTAAAGTGAGCAAGGAGCCTGTCGGAATAATAGGGTCCCGGTATGTTGGGCGATTGTCAGATGCTGAAGATTTGGCCTTTTCTGTGATTTCTTTTGAAGCGGGTTTGTCAGCATCAGGGGATAGTTTTTTACGTGTTGTTACTGGTTTGCCTTTGGGGTCAATAGATAATATTTCAATCAAATATGACGGTAAAATCATCATAAGCAGGGTTTTATTATTAAGTGATGACACATCAATAACCCAAGATTTTATTAACGTTAACTACAATGGTATAGGCTACAAAGAAGAAACCGCTAATAACGGAATAGTGTTGTTAGGTACAAAAAAGATAAAAGTAACCAGCTCGAAAATAGTAGTTATCCGTGTAGCCATATCCAGAGAATATAGGGATAACATTATCAGTTACACTTGCGAGATAAATTCAAGTCTTTCGATAGGTGATAATTTAGTTATCAATGGTGAGTCTTTAATTGTTGGCAGTATCACATATAACATGGCAGCTAATACCGGCTATATGATAGTCACCCAGTATGTTGCAACAGGGTCTGAGGTTGGGGCGGAAATTGGCGGTAATAGTTTGCCGGAGCCCCTTATAGAATATTCTGTGACTGTAGATAATTTGTTATATGCCGCTTATGTGGATAAGGCTTTTTTCTATAATGGCTTATCGAATACTGGTTTTAATATAGGTAGAGCCTATTCCTTGTATCATGATGCCGACGGTTGGTTATGGTATTTGAATGGTTACGCAGGGCACAGTAATATCCCGGTATTGAAGGTGGATAACGTCACACAAGAAAATTTACATGTCTAAGGCAATTATAATAAAACATATTGGTAGAGCTAAATATCGGGTAGCCATTCAAACCGACATAAGAATCCTTAAAGAAAGAATAAAGATTTTAGAAAAACAGATAGAAAAATCCAATATTTTAATAGCTTATGATCTGCAAAATGCCGTGGATAACGCTCTTGCTGAATTGCAATCCATTCCGGTTCCCATAGGCCCTATTGAAGATAGCCAATATTTTGCGGAGCTATCAAGCCGCATACTACCGGCAAGGGAAAAATATGATAAATCTTTGGAGGCTTTAAACAAGGAAAAAATTGTAAGGGAAGATGCCAGGGTTGAACGTGGAAAATTAGTGCCTTATGAGGCTGAACGAGAAATGGATGTCTGGTGTGCTGATTATTCCGTTAATTTAAAGGAAGGGGATGCGGTAGGTTTAATTGACTTTTATCAATACCGTGGCAAGCAAACAGTTGGTGATCCTGTTATTGTCCCCGGCTATATAACCGGCCAGGAGAATGTTTATAATCCGGTTAGGGATGGTGTTAATATTCCTGTAGTGGCTTTGTCTACTATGCAATGGTGGTATGCCATGGGCATGGTATCTGGTCTTGAACGGTTCAATCCCCATTACCATAAGGCTACAATTACAGCCGTGAATGGCGAGGGCACGGTAAATGTTGCAGTGGATGCCATATACACCCAATTATTGCGATCAGAAGCACATGCAATGCCTGGCGATGAAGTTAATTTGACGAAAGTTCCAGTCAGGTATTTGACTTGCAATGCGGGCGCTTTTTCAGTTGATGACCGCGTAATAATCGAATATCCGCGTAAGAACATCCACGCAGGGTTGATCGAGGAATATAGAGGGGTAATTGCTGGCTTGGGCGCTAAGGTAATCGAATACAATGCAAAAAAAGTAAGTATTGCCTCAAGTATTGCCGGCAAGAAAAGTGAAATAGCGGGGTTAGAATCTGAAATAGCTTTAAAAATAATTGAACTGAATGCTATTGATCCAGCAGTTAACACGGCGGCTTATAAGCTGGCTGAATTTCAGTTGCAAACATTGACAGAAAATAAAGAACAAGCCGGGCGCAGTTTGAATGGGTTAATGATTGATAGTGTTACCATCGATGCTCAAATTGTTGATATGGATATTAAAATCAACAAACTCTATATCAGCATAGCGCGCGAAGAAGGCAATAGTATTGCATTAGAAGCTTACACAAAAACAAGGCCAAAAGAAATCACTGTCATTGGCTTTGTAGAGAAGCCAAAAGCTTGCACAGGGATAGCTTATCAAGATAAAAACAGTGCTTGGAGACTGATAAAAGCAGACGGAAGGGATATTCCGCTATCAACACCGCCGCCAATAATAGGCGATGTTAATATGGGCAAGCCTAATAAGGATGGCGAGTATGATCGTCCTTGCATGTGGAACTCTACATCTTACCGGTTCCGGGGCAATACTTACGGAATTGGAGCCGGGTACACTATTCATGCAATGGGGGTTATCCGTGATGCTCCCTATGAAGGCATGGATACCGTTAATTTCTTACTGACTAATGATGCGGGCGGCACCGGTAAGGCAGAACAAAGAACAATCGTATTTGATAAAAACGGCAGTTCCATTACTAGCACCACTTTTCAAATAACGATGCAGGATTCCAGTTTAAATGAAGACACGAATCAACTTCTAAGGCTGCATTTTGCTTCAGAAACTACCTATATAGGCCCAAACTCAGTAGTGCGAGCTGAAACTGTTACCAAAGGATTAATAGATAAGGGCGGCAAGTTTGCCATCGTAATAACAGTCCAAGATTTTGACGCCTATGACATGGGTTTGAATCAACATTTGGGGCCCCCGCGTGGAGGTATGTGTTATATCTGGTATGTTGATTTAGAGGCACATTCGCGCAGGCTTATTAATGAGTTTTATTACGTTACTGATTTTGATGTTGTTCCAGATAATAAGACTAATGTTATTCAGTATAATAATTTAGATGGCAGTATTCGTGGTTTTGAACAGCGATTTGGTGCCGTAAAATGTGAACTTGATTGCATTTTTTATGACAGTGATGGTGATATTGGCTCCATAGCCATGGCCAATGTGAAGCATTATGGTGGTGTATGGGATAAGGATTTTTCAGGCATCTATAACCGCATTTCATTTAAAAATGGGGTTATGTCTGTCAAGAAACAGCTATATGAGAGCCGATATAATCATCAGGTTTCTGGCAGCACAACGGCACTACTAACAACGGTAGTTGCTAATGAAGCAGTGCTCCCAATTCGTATCCAGTTAAATACACTTGGTTTTTCTGGTGATGCTGGCAGTTCTGGGTCAGCAAAAATAATAACTCCTAGCCAGGATGTTTTTATAAGGAATGCGGCGGCAGAACCTGCCGGAAACAGAGACTTCACTCAAATATTTACCCGCATGCAGTTGGCCGGTGAGGTTTCCGAAGCTTCAGTTAGGTCGTTTTCGGCGGGTTGTCTCAAGGTGAGATACGATAAACCACCAACAGGCTATGATAATAGGACAACGTGGACAGCTAACATGTGGCTTGAATATCGCGGAGAATCTGCCCGGTTAGTTATGGCTCCATCAACAAATTACACGGCCATTATTTAGTTGGCGTAATCAAGTTAAAACATGAAGCAATGTTGAAGCATTAAGTGCTTCAAAACATGAAAAATCATGACATATTATAAAAAATATAATCCTTAATAATCATTGGCTTAGATTATATGCTTTTGATTTACAAGCATTAAAAAGGGATTCATAACCCCGGGGTCGGTGGTTCAAGTCCACCTATCGCCACCAAATAAATCAATAAGTTATCGCTATTTAGTCAAAAATTCTAAAGCATTTGAAGCATTACAGATGCACTGATAAAAATTGATGATACCAAAAAGTAGCCTACAATTATCTCCTATGGCTACTTATACACAACGAAAATCAGGCTGGTATGTCCAAGTCAGGCGGAAAGGCCACAAGACTATCGGGCGCACATTCAATACTAAGGCTGAAGGTGAGCGCTGGGCGCTGACTATTGAATCCGGCATGGGCGTCGGCACTTATATTGATAACAGGGAGGCGTTATCAACCACGCTTGCTGAATGTCTTGACCGGTATGCTTCTGAAATAATCCCCCATAAAAAAGGCGCTGCTCGTGAAATTTACCGGGTTAATCTGTGGAAGCGTGATCCGTTGTCGGCAAGGGGTATTGGCACGATCAAGCAGTTAGACGTTGCGCGATGGCGTGATGCTCGGATTGCTTCAGGTGTAAGCGGGAGCACTGTTCAAAAAGACCTGGCATTGCTTTCTCACGTTTTCACCATCGTAGTAAAGGAATGGGGCTTTCCCTTAACTAATCCGGTAGCCATGATAAGGAAGCCAAAAGCTAATCAGGCGCGTGATCGTCGGTTACAGCATGGCGAGGAAGAAAGGTTGCTGGAGCATTGCGCTCCAGAGCTTAAGGTTTATGTGACGCTGGCTATCGAGACAGCAATGAGGCGTAGCGAGTTGGTGGGCTTGCAAAGGAACTGGATAAAGGGACGTGTCGCCTGCTTGCCGGACACCAAGAATGGATCGTCCAGGGCGGTGCCTTTATCCATAAGCGCTTTAGAGGCCATCAGGTCTTTACCTTTGCGTATCGATGGCAAGCTGTTTGAGTTTAAGGCGGATCATTACACGAAGGTTTTTATTAGGGCCTGCCGTAATGCAGGTATTGAAGATTTACATGTCCATGATCTGCGCCATGAGGCTACCAGCCGCTTATTTGAAAAGGGGCTTGATGTTATGCAGGTGGCAAGTATAACGGGGCATAAAAGCCTGCAAATGTTGAAAATATATACCCACCTTAAAGCTGATGAATTGGCCAAGTTGCTGGGTTAATAATTCATCCGGTTTAACAGTGATGGGTTGCAAAAAAGAATGATGGCTCTCTGGTCGCCGCTGTAAACAAAGGATGATTTCGGCTTAGGCTTTTTTTTAGGCCTAATAAGCGGTTTTGTTTCTATCCAGTTTAATATTGCTTTGCGGTCATAATAAACGGCGCCTTTGATAATTTCTTTCTCCGCAGGTATTCGATTATCATCATCCAATCGGCAAACGGATTGCGTGACAATGCCTAATAATTCGGCAATTTCTTTGCGTGATATTTTGTCGTTCATACTGACAGCCTTGGCCTTCCCCGTTTGGTTTGTGATGGTGGCGCTGTTCCATTTGCCAGCTGTTCGCTCCACGCGTCCAAGTCTTTAACTCGATAGCGCACGTTTCCGTCGATAACAACCGGACTAGGGAACCTCTTCTCAGCTACCAGACGCCTTATTTTTGATTCGCTTAGTGAGACATAGCCGACTGTTTCACCGATGGTTAATAAAAGTTTCATTTCATGTTACCAGTGGCCATTAAATTCAAGGTGATAGGAGCAATAAAAATGCCCTATCGGCTTGCATTCTTTTATCAGTGTGTAGTGCATGGCCAAGTCATATAGAACACAGAAAAACACTGCGCCAAAAATTACACAGAAGATGATGTTGATTAATGGGTAAATAGACATGGGTGGTTTGTGTGTGTTTCTTGGCATGGCCTCTATTCCAAATTTCAGGCGGGTTTGTGGCTGATGCCGTGCTGCTGGTTATAAGTTGCCGTGAAGTCACGGATTATTTCCAGCAAATCACTGAATTTGAATGCCGTGATATGCCGGTCAGTTTTTGAAATAGTTTCATAAAGTCCACTTTGAAAGGCGTAATCTGCTTCAAGGACGTTATTTATTTCCTGTAGCAGTTCTTTCAAGCGGGTTAGTTCTTTATCATTGCTCATCGATCTCTCCTGTTTTTAGTTTGCCGGTTACGTTGTCCGGCGTCTTGCGACCGTATTGCGGCGGTTTCTTAAAGCCATCTGGTCTTACTGACTCCCGTCTTTTTTCGGTGCGAGAGGACACCGGCCGCAAATTCTTTAACGCTTTATGCGTTTTTAATGTCTGTTAGCAACTTGTCCATGTTGCCGGGTGTTTTGTAATGGCAATAAGCCATAAGCCGCATGCCGTTGGCGACGCCCTGCTCTATTGCGCTGGCTGCTGACGCGCCGCCTAGCAGTGCCACCAATGCGGCCAGTGCGGCGCTGTCTTGGTCACTGGGTCTGCCACCCTTTATTTTTATCCGGTAGGCGGCTGTGACCTTGACCAATTTTATGCGGAACAGGATTCTTTTCTCGAGTTCTTGCGCCCAGCTGGTTTGGGGTTTCATAAACTGCCCCAGCGGGCGGACTGTATTCTGGTTGCTTTGAGCGCTCTAGCGCAGAATTCATAAGCTGATGCACCGCTGTAGCCTCTGTCCATCATTGCCATCGCGATATTGATTACGGCGTTTATTTCTTGTATTGCCGAATTTAATCCGGTGCCCAGATAATAAAGGTAAGCCGCTACCGCAGCACAGCGTTGCTCATGCTGGTCTTTGTTTTTCCAGTAGCTTTCAAATACCGGTTGGCTGGCGGGTTGGTTTTTGGTTAGTGCGGGTTTCATGGCTATCTCCAAATATTTTTATAATGTTTTTTTAGCCGGAGCCGGAGCCGGAGCCGGAGCCGGAGCCGGAGCCGGAGCCGTAGCCAGAGCCGTAGCCTGAGCCGTCGCCGGAGCCGGAGCCGTAGCCGTCGCCGGAGCCGGAGCCGGAGCCGGAGCCGGAGCCGGAGCCGGAGCCGGAGCCGGAGCCGTAGCCGTAGCCGTAGCCGTAGCCAGAGCCGTAGCCGTAGCCGTCGCTGGAGCTAGCTAAGCCATTTATTGTTCCCATACTGGCACCGCTTCAATAGATGCTTTTGCTTTGTCTGTGATAGGTATTATTTCTATTATTTCGGTTAGCAAAACTTCATTAACGGCAGCTGGGAATTTGCATTTTTTAGGCTCGCTGGTGCCATCAGTTGCTAATTGCGATAATGATGCAGCACCAGACCAGTACCAGATGCGGCGAGCATTTGTTAAAATTCCTTCTTTGCCATTGCGTTCTTTTAGCGTTCCCGCAAAAACACCTGCTGAATAAGTTCTTACCATGCAATATTTTCCGATCATCTTATTTTCTCCTGGTTATATTTAAATTAAGTCATTCCAAAAAACCCCTGCTTTGCAGCAGGGTAGTTAGGTGGGCTGCTTTGTTGAGTTAAAATATAAACAATAAGTTTGTATTTGTCAAACTACTTGTTTGTAATTTTCGAAAAATAAATTTTATTTATTGTTTTTGGGGAGATTTCAGGCAATAAAAAACCCGCTAAAGCGGGCTTTTGGTCTTAGGATAAGTTTTATTTTATTGTTTTAGCTCTTGATATGCTTTTATGTCACTTTCAAATAATGTTTGTATTAACGATATGCTAGGATAATAGCGCTTCAAATGTTTGTTAAGAACTTCGATAGCAATATCATCAACCTGTATCGCACATAATTCGTCGTAACTAGACATGTTACTGTCTAGTAGGCTTTTTTGCAGTCTGTATGATCCCGGATATTTGCTTGTTAAGTTGTTTTTTATGTCGGCCGAAAGCTTTTCTTTATTGATTTCACAAATTGGATTTAATTGCTTTACGTTTTTATTATTTTGAGTTTCATGTGATTTTTCAGCGTACTTTTCAAGTTGATTGCTTTCGGCTTGCTTAAGCTCTCCATTAAGGCGCGCGATTCTAAACTGTCTCCTTTCTTGGTCGCTTGCTGTAGCAAAAAATTTTAATTCTTCATTTCGGTATTTTTCAGCATCTTGTCTTTGTTTTTCATTCCAATCGTTTCTTTTTTGTTCAATTTCTAATTTTCTATTTTGTTCGGATTTGGCTATTTCTGCCTGGTTTAAAAATATTTGCTCAATGGACCTTGGTGTCATTCCTGCTCGCGCTATATCTTCAGTTAATGTCCAGGAATAAATATAATCCGTGCTGGGCGCGTATGCCTGCTTGGTTTTTCCATCAATACTGATTGTAAATTTTTTATCTATTTTTGCCGCAATAGCTTTCATTATTGCCTCTTTTCCATAGATTTCTATGAGGCGTTCAACGGTAGTTGAATTGACTGGCGTGGCAAATAACAGCATTGATAATGATGCAATTAATTTTATTTTCATAGCGTTCAAATTTTTTCTTTCAATTCTTTAATGATTTGTTCGTTTTTACGGGCAATTTCTTGTGCGTTTGTTATAACAGATTGTTGTTGTTCAATTGTTAGCCTTCTAAATGCGCTTAATAACGTTGCTTCGTTTTCAGTGTTCAAATAACCATTGCGGCACTCAGATACTTCTGTTTTTGAAATGGATTGTTTTTCATACGCTGCATATTTTTCGCCCTTTCCTACAGCTAACCAATCAGTTTTAACGCCAATAATAGCGGCTATCCTTATGAATTCATTTGATGGTAAGCCTCTATTTTTCCAATTATTCCAATTTTGTGAATCAATATTTAATGTCTTTTGAAAGTCAGCCGGTTTAATGTTTTTTTCACGCAATACGCTTTCCATTCGTGAAAATGCGCCTTTTTTAATCTCTTCATTTATTTTTTTTCTCATAAACATAAAGTTTACATTTAATATTTCATAAATAACACAAACAAACGGTTTGCAATTAACAAACCTATCGTTTATAGTTATAGCCATGTCAAATATTCAACTAGCTATAGATTATTTTGGAAGCCAAGCAGCCCTGGCCAAAGCCTTGGGAGTTAATCCTATGGCTGTTACTCAGTGGAAAAAACGGGGGCTTCCGCCAGTTCGGGCAATGCAAATATCAAAATGTACTCATGGCGCAATTAAACCGGATGAGCTTTTGCCGGATTTTTTTAATTTATCCTTCCAAGAATCAATAGCTGATGTGCGTCTTGATAGACGGGCAACAGACAAAAGACGATTAACGGATCAGCATTAATGAATCATCACACTCGCCATAGTTGGAACCGGCTTCCCATTACGTTGAAGCGATCCTATGTTGGGTGTGTCCCTTTTAATAGCGGAGTAGCTCAATGGTAGAGCAGCATGCGTTTATCCTGATAAGACATGGGTTCGATTCCCTTCTCTGCGTCCAAATACCGCTTCCTCTCCTGGTGTTATGCCTGTCCCGTTACGGCGGGACTTTTTTTAGCTTTTTCTAATGCCTGAGTTAAGGGTTGAAATGCCTCTGTTTACTACCGCTGTTTTAGATGCGTATTGCTCCGCGTCCGGTAAGTGCAGGACAGAGTTAGTTAATGAAATTCTTGCTGATTGGGCGCATCAAGAGCATCACAAGGCAAAAATATTTTACGGGTAGCTGGTGAAAGTTCGGATGCTTCAGGCCGACGCAAATGATGAGCTCATTAGTCGCCGCCAACAATCCAGAAGTACCGGAAAAACACCAGATGTTTAACGGCACTCATGGCTTTAGCTGTTGGGTTCTTAACAATAAAAAAATGAAAAGGACAGAAAACAGAATGATCAGTGCAGAAGCTAATGCTAATTAAATCAAATATGAAAAACAGTAATTTTTATGGGCAAATAATAGGTTTGTTTCTGTTTATGCTGGGTGTTTTGGCGTTGCTGGGATTGTGGATAGGTTATGCGATGGTTATTAATTTTCAGCGTGTTTTGAATTGGTTTATTGATGGCATTCTTGGGAGCTGGTAATGGGTAAAACAATAATCGGCCTGGCCGGGCGTAAACAGTGCGGCAAAACATCAGCCGCGCTTAAGCTGGAAAAGTCCGGGTTTGTCAGGTTGTCGTTTGCATCGCCCATGCGTGAAATGTTGAAGGCATTGCTGCTTGATTGCGGTTATCTGCATACGGATATCGAGTTGATGTTCTCGGTATCGGAGCGTAAGGAGAAGCCGATTGCGTTTATTGGCAGGTCAACTAGGTATTTGCTGCAAACGCTTGGCACAGAATGGGGGCGTAATTGTGTTAATTCTGAGTTGTGGGTATTAGCTGCAAAGCTAAAGATTGAAGCTTCTGATTCTGATTACATTGTTTTTGATGATGTCCGCTTTGAGAACGAAGCGGATATGATTCGTGACTTGGGTGGTTTGATTATCCATATCGATAGGGGTGACTTGATCAGTGATCGGCACGCCAGTGAGACGGGGATATTAGATCACCATAGTGATGCATTTATTGATAATGATCATTCTCTACAAGACTTTCTGTTGGATGTTTCAATCATTGTTGCAGGACATATTGGCAGATGAGAACACCCACAGGAAAATACCGGATTGATTTCTTTAACAAGTACGGGGAACGGATAGTGGGCGAATCAATGATAGCCGATTCATTAACTACTTCACATGAAATAGCCCGAGCAAGCCTGCCGCTTCCAGACGTTGAAGCAACAAGCTATACCATCCAACGCTGTGTGTTTAACTCATTAGACAGGGATGCCAACCTGTGATTTGCCCCGTCCCCCTTATAATAATCAAATCGATTTTTGATTTAGCAAAACAACTGCTTTCATCAACAACTGACAACCAATCGCCGGTAAAAAGGTACTTCTGGACACCTCCTAATGCGGATACAAATGCCCGCGATTTCTGTGTAGTTAGTAATGT